AAGCGTTGGTTTCTCATGACGAGAAGTTCTTAAAAAGTCAATAGTCACAAAGGGTGTGCCATGGGATTCATGCAAGTTACCGTGTAACACGGTCCGACCCGGAAGTCAGGGATTTCTCCTTAAACACTTCATGGAATAGCACACCCACACCCTATCGCCCTTCAAGGATCCGCGTAAATGCCATCAGCGAGCATACGCCACACCAGACTCTGAATCGTCTTTCAAAGATTCTCCAACACACCCAGCTGTCACCCGCACGGGAGTGCGCGCGCTGTATACCTTCTCCTCCTCCCATACAAATTACCTTAAACTTACGAGAACAAGACGCTAAGGACTAGCTGCCGGCAAAGACAGAGGCTTCAAGGGCTAACCTTGATTAAGACCTTCCCGCGACCCATCAGCTTCGAGAACGAGATGTAGACCCAACCAAGGGCGAAGGGGAATCGAACCCCACATCACGGAGCCAACCAAGCGCTAACCGCAACCGTAAGTAGTAATCCAAGATCGGAGTACCGGGCCCAAGCAATGACCAGACTCAAAGAGTCTCCTGGCATTGACTTACTGGTTTCCACACCGATAGTGCCTATGCACACGGGTGATCAGGAGAATCCTATCCACACAACTCGCGGTCTGGACACCGACCGCACAATACGAATCCCATCCAACACGACAGAGGATCCTACATCCTCTCGCCAAACAACTCTCCCAACTAAGTTGGCCACCATTTCACTCTACACCCAAACTCCTCCACCAATTGGCGGCTTCCGGAGAACGTCCACGAGTATACTCGGAGGCGGCGGAAAGCTTTCAAGAAATCGTCTATTAACCTTAAAATCTCGCTTTAAAGTCATCAAAGGATGATCATAGATCGAATCGCGAAGTTCAGCGCGATTCGATACGAAGATTATATGGGGGTGATGTTTCACAACCTCCCATAAAGGTTTTGGCCACTCAAAGGCCCACCGAAGTGGGCCGAGTGAGAGACGATATTTGAAGGGGACAGGTGGGATCTTGAGGTCGAAAATACCATGGCGAAGCCTGCGGTTATTAACATACGTGCGGAGCGGACCAGGCGCCGGGATATCTCCATTAACACCCCTAGGGGAAGAGATATCACGGCCGGTCCAGAACTCCGCAGTAAACCGCTGCGCCATCTGGCAACACTCGTCAATCATTGGGATGAGTTCCTCCCTAGGGGGAGGTCCAATAACGACACCGGTGCTACGTTCGACTCCGGTAGTCAAGAAAGGGGGGGGGGGACAGCGAATTCTCTTTCGGAACCATGAACGCTTGACAAGCATTCGGAACCAACGAGATGGTATAGTTGACGCATGGATTTCACGGATGCCGATTTCGTAGCGCATCGCAACGTTAATAATCCACTGCTGGACACTCCAACGGAGTGTCTTCACACCATCTATAACCTCAGAAAGAAGATCACCAGGTGTCTCACGGTTGGGACGGAGGAAAGAGAGGAAAGGCTTGGCAACGAACCTATGACCAATATAGTCATAGCATTTGCTATTCAACTCGCCGAAACGAGGACCAACACCAGTCTTCTCCTCCTGGACGACAAGGCCGTAGGTGGCAGTCACTTCCTTCCATACGGAAAAGAAGCGACGATCACCGGAAAACAGACAGTCGTCCCCATTGAACCTCCCAACACGGTGAGCACCCGGTCCGAAAACTTGGTCACAACAGATATCATAACATGCTTTGTTAAGTAAACAAAGCAGAGGGAATGAGACCAAGTTACCCATCATAGAACCCCTGCGAATGGGGTGAAGTTTTCCGGACTTCGATTTCCAAGATATGTTAGTAAAGCTCATTCGGAACCAACGAGATGGTATAGTTGACGCATGGATTTCACGGATGCCGATTTCGTAGCGCATCGCAACATTAATAATCCACTGCTGGACACTCCAACGGAGTGTCTT